TAGATCCGACTTGTCAAATTTACCGTTGTACAGGTTGTAGTTCCTCAGCTTTCTAGCATGTGGACTCCTCCTAGTACTGTCGTAAACTCCGATCAGCCCTAATGCAGCCTCTATACATTCTTCTCCCCATTTCTGGGTCTTTTTTCGCAGACTTAATTTCTGCCTAGGAAAATCTATATTGGCCATATGTAAATTTTATTACGCTACTTCAAGTATCAAGTATTCTAAAAGCGGAGTGTTTGCGGATGATTTAACCTTAACAGTTGTGTTATCTGCAGAAGGGTAAAACAAGAATTCTCCTGGCCCTAACATTGCAAATTCCTGATCACCATCATCAAAAAGGATGATGTCATCTACTATGTCTAAGTTTTTAGCGTATACATACGCTTTCTTATCAACTGCTCCAGATAAAGCTTCTACAGTTAATTCTAAGAATGCGCCTGCAGCAGTTTTAACTACTGTTAACCCTTGACGGTTATCCCCGTCTATAGTTAAAGAGTCTGTTACTGTCTTGGATATATTCACAGTATCGAACAAGTCTGTACTTGAGATACTAAAGGTTGTTTTTAAAGTTGCCATGTTTTATGTATTAAAGATTAACCTAAGGCTTTTTCCATTAAAATAAATTCCGCTACAGGGGTTCCTGCTTTAGGTTCAAGATCTACTGACTGCATATGAGCTATAGGGATAAATAAAAACTCCCCAGGCCCTAGTTGAGCAAAATAATCACCCGTAGTACCTGCAGTACCTACAGCCTCTCTTAATCTGATCATTAAGATCTCGCCCGAAACAGCACTTAAGTTATGTAAAAATAAGTAAGCTCTATCATTAGTACCTGCTAAAGGTCTAATAGCTGTTCCTGTTCCCATAGTAAGACAATCTACTGTGCCGTTACCTGATGTTATTATGCGCCCCATTACCTGCGTATCTCCCGCAGGAGATAATGAATCTGTCTCTGTGAAACTAAGGGCTTGTTTTGCAAACAAGTCAGTACTAGATAGAGACAAAGTTACGTTTACTTTTGCCATGTCATTGTTTTTTTTAAATTCGCGAATTAAAGTACAAAAATATACAATTATTTAAACTACACAACCCTTAACCTAACTACTTATTAATTAAGTTTAAAGTTTTATAGCTAAAAGGCTCTACGCTTACCCCTCTTATATAGAGGTTTATCCCAGAATCCCTGATCATATATGGTTGTTATTTTCTTTTCTTTTTCTACTGTGTGCTTTTTAACCTCCTCTAGATGATACATAACCATCATGAAGGCCATCACCCTATCAAAGTTGTCGTCAGCATTGTATGCGATCAACTCCTTTAGTAGCCCTTGGCTTCGTATCTTGTGTAGGTTCATAAGACTTTCGTCCTGTCCGTAGTTATCTAGTAACCACATCTTTATAAGTTCTTCTCCGTAATTCTTCAAAGGCTTAGACATGTGCATACCCTTACCTCTACTCACTCTACTGTTCTGGACAACATCCTTTATTATCTCAGGTTGATCCAGAAGTAAATGAGTTTCGTGTTTATGCTCTAAGTATTGATACAAACCCTTTCGCTCGTTCTCGTAGAGACACTTAGCGTTGTAAAACTTTAGTAATCGTCTTACTACTTCGTAGTATTGGTTAGCTGTCTCTGGTCTACCAGTATATTCAGCCACAATCCTATTGGTGAGCTTGTTTAGTACTATCAATGACCCTAAAGAAGCTGTAGTAGCTTCATCATGATCATAAGGGTCACACCCTGCAACATACATGCCATAAGGAATTTCTTCCTCGCCATTCTCGTAAGGCATCTCATGTATAATCACACAACCCTCAATCTCGTCACTTATCCTTAAAGGGTAATCGTATATAGGTTTCAGTTTAGCGTCTGGCTTCCATTCTATCTTTCCTGTAGTAGTTACAAATAACTTACCTATATAGTCCACATTAGTCTCTGCATTCTCCACATCTAGGTTAGATAAAGTATCCATAAGATCAGCAGTAGGGAAATGGTTCCCAGTCTTCGTTAGGAAGACCTCTGACGGCTTTAAAGGTCTGTTCTGGAGCTCTGCATTCAATGCGCTCCTAGAGTTCTTCCCAGAGCGTAATTTGTCTCTAAATTTATCTAGGTATAATTTAGCTGGAGCTTCGTCTGTAAATCCGTTTTTATCCTTGTATTGGTTCAATCCCATATACGCAGGAACGAAATAGGAAATCTTCCCTTTATCTTCCCAAGTATCTTCGAATGATATTAAGTCGTAGACATCTGGATTGTAGAACATATCTCTTGCATCTACAGTACCTCCACCTTCCATATCACCACCAGTACCTAGGTACATACAGCTACCGAACTTGTAGGAACCGTTCTTCATACATTCCACCGAAGCTTCATGTGCGGCTTTAAGATTAGAGAACATACCAATCTCCTCCATCACCATTACAGCGGGACGCGTACCATTGGCAGCAAATGCGTTATCTCTAAATGTTCTGTGCTTAATCTTGGACCCACTACCTCTAGTTTGCCAAGTACCCCCAAGTTTCTTTTTGTATTCAGCCTTAACCTCTTTACCAGACATCCAAGATCCAGAGTATTGCTTAGAGAATGGAGAGGGATAGAACTTATCCTCTAACTCTATGTACCCAGGAAGGTTATCTAAACCAAACTTAGTTTTATTTAGAATATCCGCTGAGTATTTAGCATCACCTGCTGCAGCTACTATCTCTGTAGACGGAGGGTTTGTTATGTACGCAGGATCGTATTCTTTCATCCCATCGAATATAAACTCATGACCGATAACCCCACCAGCAACTCCGTAGGACTTACCAAAACCACGACTACCCATCATCATCATATTCTTAGCCTCATTCTCAAACAAAGGCTTACCCATGTTCTTAGAAAAGGTTTTACGCATATACTCACGCGCGGGTATATATACTCTACCAGCTGCGTCAACTCCTGCGACTTCAAACTCCCTGTCACAAGTAAATGTCTTGTCATCAGAGAATCCAGAGAAACCTCTAGCCTCAGTCCAGTTATAAAAGAAATCCCACTCCAAGTCACGAAGAAACGGCTTTCCAGGTTCCTTGGTCTTAGAATGGGCTGACTTATTCAGTAGTATAGTCCAAAAATTCACATAGAAGTACAGAGAGCCTGGCATCCAAACGCCCCCAACCCAATAACCTTCAATACACCTCTGCTTTTGTTCTCGCCAAAATAACAAGTACTGTTCGCTAGAAGGGTGATACTGAGGGATTTCCTCTAATAGAAAATTTAATCTATTTATCATATAAGTCCAGTCTCCGAGGCAGACTCTACTGCACCACCTTTAGTGGCACCTTCGTCTTTCTCTTTTTCCACCATTCTCAATAGTCTTTCGTAATCTTCGAATAACTTGATATTGGTGGAGAGTAATTTTTCAATTGTTGTAGAATCCTCCTCATAGGTAAGTTCCGCTAAGTAGATAGACTTCTCGTCCATCTTCTGCTTCCATACAGACAGTTGTCGTTTAGTGGGAGTGATCAGCATACTCTCGTAATACTGACATGCTGCCTTGACCTCTGCCCATTTAAACTTATCGTCCTTAAGGTAATCCTCTGCTATCATCTTCTTTCTATTCCCGAGGGATATATTAGAAAACTTGGAATCAGGGTCCACTAAAAGCGCAATAGCCCACATTATCTGCGAGCTTTTGCTTTTACCTTTACTTTTATCCTTACTCAGAATATCAGCAAAGGGCTGGGGGACCTTCAATTGCGGGTTAGCTCTCCAGAAGTTAACCTCTATGTCAAACCCGTTTAATATCATCCTACTATACCAAGTACATTGTACATATCCATTTGGAAATATTCAACGTCCTCTATCTTAACCATAAAGCCTTGACCTTTAGGGATAACAATATCTCCTACTTTGATCTCTGTTACTTCGGTTCCAATAGCAACAACTAAAGCTTCTCCGCTTTTGTTATCCTGCTCTTCCTTAACCATGGATTCAGATTTAATAATTCCAGAGGTTGTCTCAACTTCTGTTGCGGGGATCTCTACTACAATAGTTCTCCCGATTGGTGTGTACTTAAGTGCTTTCATAATTTCTGTTTACATTCCTAATGATATTGTGTCGTCTCTCCTTCTAGCCATTTCTGAGCTATAGTGCTTACTAATATTCTCTCCTTGAGATAGTTCATACATCAATACACTATCCGCCATTGAGTTTCCTGCGATATTGACTTCTGTTACTATTCTTCGTAGCTGCTCTGTATCTGTCCTTAAGTAGACTACCTCGCCTAACTTAAACTCTACATTTACTACCACTTCTTAATAGGGCAGTGGGACTGCATTGAGCGTGTCTTTGCTATTAAAGGGCAGCCGCACTTCTTGCATCTACTCTTAACGTTAAACTCACAACTAGCACAGATGTTTGCTCTAGCCTCTGCTATCTTTTCTACATGCTCATTAGGGAATACTACATTCTTCCATCCGTCAAGGATTTCAGACATCTTCGCTTTCGCTCCCTTCTTTTCTTCTTCCTCCATCTTTATAGTATTTTAAACGATTCTTCTTTACAGTAAATAACCCCAAATGTTTTAATCTCACAGATTTGAAATCTCCATCCTCTATAACATTCTTTATAAAGCTAAATTGAGACTTAACTATTTGCTCAACTTCAAATACGGTGAGTTTATATTTCTTTGCAAGTTCTTTTACTATTTTGTCCATGACAATTTATAGGTGACCTCTACATCTTCCTCCCTCAAGTGGGATAATATAGAAGGGTTAATAAGTCTACCTTGAATTACCTTCTTCTTACGAAGTGACGTGATATGATTGTTAAAGGAAGCTTCAGAGATCCCCACAGACTTACGTACCATCTTTCTCACCTTAGTGGAGAACAGTAGGGTCTCTATATCCTCTCGATCCTTATTAGGATACCAAACCATTAAGAATGCAGCTAATACTTCCACTTCCTTGTCCTTCAGCTTTAACACTGGGTTAAGTACAGTGAGGTATCCGCTAAGAAATCCTCTCAGGGTTGATTGTATAGGTATTATCATAGTTTCTCTCCTAAATACGCTGCTGGAGGTAACGAGTTCAAGTCTATTTCTGGGAATGTTGACTCAGCAAACTTTATATCTATGTTCGCTATAGCTTCTTTAGCATGTCTAGCTACATAGTAGGCTGCTGCCCTATCCTCAGAGTTTGACTCCGTACCTATCTTAGCCTGAGCGATAGCATTCATCTCTAAGGCCTTATTGATAAGCATCTTGTTTGTGAACTTCCGTATACACGCGTCGCACAACTTACCCTCTTCGGGTAGGTCGAACATCTTTCTTAAGTCTTTTTCATATTCACTCATATTGCAAATATAATAAAATTAATTATAACTTAGCATTTCTTTTACTAAATTTCTATAATCTTCGCAAGGTACAAGTTCATACGAATCATTCTTCTCATTAAACCATACTATATAGGTTGAATGAAACTTAAGATTGGTGACGTACTCTATTATGTATCTGTATGTGGATAATTGTAGGGAGTATGTAGACATTTCACATTCATCTAAGTGAGAACATGGCCCTAGCATCTTATTCTGGAATCTACTCTTCTTATTAAGCGCTTTGTTTGTCTTCCAGTCAAATATTACTAGTGCGTCTAGCTTAGTGGAGTAGTATAGTTGATCAACCATACCGCATAGCCCAAGTTCGGGGGATCCAACAACCAATTCTGATATGATTGGTATGAGTGTATCCTTTGTATCTTCATAGAACTTTAAAAAATGGGACTCGATCTTGTCATAAGCCTTAGTATCTATAGGCTCATATATAACATTATCGATAATTTTATTGTTGATGTAATTTTCAGCAAAGTTATGTAACTTGCTTCCTTTATTAGTCGCGTACAACGCGATCGATTCCCACTTAGCTAATATCTCTTCCTGTGATACCCCTTCCTTCTGCGCGGTCTTATACGACCAGAACTCCTTTTCAAAGGGTTTCTTAAACTTACCTATAAAGGTAGTTACAGAGGTTAGGCTTTCACC